CACCCTCCCCTCACAGATTCCTCTGTGAGGTAACGCAACTTGTTCGGAGTTCAACATGTCTATCAGCTTTAGCTTCTCTCAGGCTTCTACACTCCAAGAGTGCAGTCGCTTAAACGAGTTCTGGGGTGAGCATCCTATCCAAAATCCGGAAAAGGAGGCTCATGTTCAGCTCGTTATGAGGGCGTTTGCCCGTACGCAAAGAGAATTCGATGCTTACAGGGCAGGGACGTCCCCTGGAGGGCTGTCGGCGGTACGTAAGTATCACCGGTTGCTGTGCGACGAGTTGGACTCCTTCTCGTTGCGTTTCCTTCAGGGTGGTACTCGACGTCAGCCTACGGAGAGTAATTTCCGTGACTTAGTCGGAGACTTTGGGTCTCTTGTTTTGCGCGTAACAGCGCAGGATTAAGACTCGGGTCCTTCTACTGGGGGTGTAACCCCTCGGCCCCATAAGGGCTGCTCTCGAGAAGGTGTTAATTGTGACATCAGGAACGAAGACGACTGACCTCCGCTACAGCTTGAGCACAGATTCTGGGCCCAGCTGGGGCGGTCGATTTTGGCAGAAGACATGGTCAGGTGGAGATAGAAGTACCTCCCCCTTAAATGGCTTACCTGCTTTCGAAATGGTCACACGCGAGCGAGTTCGAACCGTAACAAAGTTCGAGAAAGTTCTCAGTCGCGTAAGTCGTTCGCAGGCTGTCAGAGTCACTAAGTGGGTACCCCGTACTGAGGAAACTCCCATCCGGAAGCTTCTAAAGAACGGTAAGTCCCGCGAAGTGATAGTACGTCGTAAGACGTATCAACCTGTAACCTACATCCGTTGGATACAGGGCCGACAGTACTACAAGATCCTCCCACGCAAAGAGGTAACGAAGCGGAAGACCAAAGTCTACCGCAAGAAAATTCGCTACTTTGTGCCTAGGGAGGCTTGGGGCGAACATGCGTACACTATGACCTTACAACGTAAGCGACAAGGTCTCTGCTACTTCCAGACTTGGGTGAATTACCCAACGGAACCAGCTGTATGGGTGCAGTATTCCTGTACTCCAGAAGCTGTGGCAGGCATTCCAAATATTATCCATACTTGGGATGACAATGACGACATCGCTATCGTTAATAGACTCCGCGTGAAGATGCTTGGTTCCGGCTTTCATGCCGGCAAGTTTCTTGCGGAGGCTGGTCAGACGGTGCACATGATTGGCGATACAGCTAGAAGGATTACGCAGTCATATATCCTCGCAAAACGAGGACAATTCGCTGCTTCCCTTCGAACTCTCGCCAACGCTCGGACCACACCAGGCTCGTGGAAAAGGTTACCCCCGACGGCTCAGCGGCCTTCGGGATCACCGATTCCTTTTGCGAGCCTGAAGCCGAAAAACGGATCTTCAACCCGTGAGGGTCGATCCTCAAAGGGACCCATCTTTAGTACAGATGTACCTTTGACGGCATCTAACTTTTGGTTAGAGTGGTCTTATGGGGTAGCTCCCCTGCTGCAGGATACCAAGGACGCTGCGGAAGCACTTTCAAACTTCTGCAACATACCTCGGAGAGCAGCATACTCTGCGACGTTGAACCGTTATGCAACGGTCCACGGTTCGGCTACTTTCTCCTATAGAGCCGGAGGTATAACCGGTAAACGAATCAAGGCTATTGTCCAAGAGACTGACCTGCCACAATTGTCAGGTCTCACCGATGTTATGTCGGGTCTCTGGGAAGCTACACCTTGGTCGTTTGTAGCCGATTGGTTCATTCCGATCGGCAGTTACTTGGAGGCCAGAGGAATGGCGCAAGCCGTCTCTGGGACATTTGTCACTACCAAAAAGGTCTCAAACTATAGGGGTGCGATATCCTTTAGTGGGTACTCACCAATCTACAAATCTGACGGCCCTTGGGACCACGAGGACTGGGATCTTACTCTAACGAGAACGATCCCCACGTCTCTTGCGGTACCGATGCCTAAGGCTGTAGGACTTAGTGAAGTGATCTCGGGTTGGAAACGGGCTACTAACGCCGTTACCCTTCTCGTTCAACAACTCCGCAAGCGTTGAGTTCCCCTAATCGGGACACTCGTTTGCACCTTCCTTCTACCCCTTACCTCCGAATGGAGTATTTCCATGTCGCAAATAGCGAACATCACCGTCTATGACGGTGCGGCGACACCCGTCGCCCATACACTCGTCCCTGTGGACGTCACCCGCTCGGGTCAGTCGGTGAAGGCCAACTGGCGTGAGGTCTCGGCATCCGTACCTACGAATGCCCAGGTCCGCGCTCAGGCGTCCATCACCAAGCTCAAGAGCGGTGTCTACAAGTGCGAGTTCCGCGTCGAAGTGCCCGTCATGGAGACCGTGTCCAACCAGAACTCAGCTGGATACACGGCAGCGCCGAAGGTAGCGTACGTGAATACGTACGTGACCACCGGCTTCTTCCATGAACGTTCCGACGTCACTGGTCGTCGGCTGGCCCGGATGCTCGCCGTGAACATGCTCAACAACGTCTCTTCGAGCGTTGCAGCTGCCACGAGTGGGCCACTGGCCGACCTGTTCGACTACTTGGTCGCCCCGACCTGAACTAGCCGGGTCGTTCACAGATACCTCAACGCGGGGGACTTTCCCCCGTATTACGACTTACGAGTTGGTGCCTACCAGCTCGGAATGCCGTATGTGCTGATGTACCCGTGGGATGTAGAAGGCTCGTATTACACGTACCCGGTATACACCGGGTCCCCGTGGGACGATTACCAGATACAGCTTATGGTTGTCATCACAGGAGGCGCAGGTGAATGATCCGCGTGTATAACTCCTTTATAGGGTTAAGAATATGACTACTCAGTCTGGGCCCGTGTTTACACGGTTTAACCAAGTGATCAGTACAGAGCTCACGAATAAAATCGTGACTGATCTGTCCTTTTGCCACATCAGAGAAGCTCGGGAGCGCGCAGAGCATGTCCAAGACCGAAGCATTCAAGCTTACGTTAAGGATTGCCTTGCGTATCTTTCCGACGCCCTTACTCAGGGTAATCTTCCTGCTGTTGCACTCTTCGAGGTTGACCTCGATTTCCTTGGTGCTTGCACCGAGGAGGTCGGGGCTGCTACAGCGTGCGTCCTTGCTCATATCCAGCAGATTGTCGGCCTATTCAAAAAACGGGCCGATATCGACGTTGGAATCGACAAGGAAGATGCAGCTTGGCAGTCCTTCAAAGAGTCCGAGATCGCGTGCCTTGAAACCAACAACGTCTTCAGACAGAGAGGGCGAGGCGAAATAACATTCCGCCCCGTCGTCGAGCAGGCTCTAATGCATGCTCGGCGGAAAATCCTCCAAGTCCTCGACACAGTTGGTCCGCCGCCTTTATGCGACGTTCAGGTGCGTTTCGGAAAAGGTGCTACGACGCGTACTCCTAAAAGAATAGCGTCCGCGCGACGAAAGTTGCGTGAGGGGCTCGTTTGTGGAGAAGGTTTCCTTTCTAACGCGCAAGCGTCTGTATGGGAAATCCCGGGTTGGTACAGTCATCGTTTCGATGATGACTCTGTTGACTCGGCCTTGCTTACCGTTTACGTTGATGACGGTCGGCTTGAGTTCGTCCCCAAGAACTGCAAAACCTATAGGGCTGTAACGCCTTCCCCGAACCTGGACGTAATGTTCCAGTTAGGGATCGGTGACTACATGACCAAAAGGCTGCGCAAGTTCGGTGTCGACCTATCGGACCAAGAGATGTCAAAGTCTCTTGCTCGTACCGGGTCGTTAACCGGGGCTTTAGCAACCCTGGACCTTAGTAGTGCTTCTGACACAATCAGCATCGAGTTGGTTTATGACCTTCTTCCTGTTGATTGGGCGAACTTCCTGTGGTCTTACCGAACACCAACGGTGAGCTATAAGGGGCAAGTCCTGAAGCTCCAGAAATTCTCGAGCATGGGGAATGGTTTTACCTTTCCGCTCGAGAGCCTCATTTTCTGGTCACTGGCCCAGGCCAGTATAAACCAGGTGGGGCCATCCGAAAGAACGTGCGCCGTTTACGGAGACGATATCATCGTCCCGGTCGAATGTGTAGCCCTCTTAGAGGAGCTACTATTCGTTTGCGGCTTTAAGCTCAACAAGCTTAAATCGTTCTCATCTGGACACTTCCGTGAGTCATGCGGAGGTGACTACCTTTGGGGATACAATGTTCGTCCTTGCTACATGAAGGACCGCCTCCACTGCTCTGACCTCTTCGTTCTTCACAATTACTACGTGCGGAACGGGTATGAGCAGCAGGCCAAGCTTTGCGAGGCATACGTCGCGCCAAAAGTGCGACTATATGGCCCTGACGGGTACGGGGATGGGCACCTTTTGGGTGCATACACCTTACGACCTGTCAACCGCAAGCTTGGATGGGGCATATCGTCATTCTCGACCTATACCCGTGCGCCGGTCTGGGATTTTCCCAAAGACGGTACGGATCAAGATCGAGCGTTTCCCTCGTACAACGTATATGCCAACCGCGCTCGATGCGGACTTCCGGATATCCGGATGCCCGTTGAAGAGCTTAATTGGCGATACGGTCGACGCGCAGCGTTTCACAACGTGGCGCTTTCATCGATAAAGTATGAGGACGATCTCCTGGGCACAGTTGTCCCGGATCTCGGACGATATAGAAAAACAAAGATCCACACCTTTGAGGGCTAGCACCAAAAGTGCCATGTCCTGCCCATATGGGCTGGTACCCTAAAAAATGGGGGTAATCGGGAC